GTATCAAGCCAAAGATACGCAAGAAAAAGGCAAGACAGAAACAGGGTGCAGGTTGTTTATTTTAATTATAAAACATACAATAGCGATGTTTTTAAAATTAAAACAACAGGATCAGGCGGGCAAAAGGCTATAAGAAAAACAGATCAGTTTAATCCACCGGTCGATAAAACTGGTAATTTTACTAAAGCTGCTAAAAAAATTGAAGTATTATATGAAGGTGTTTACATACCAGGTTGTAGAAAACTACTAAAGTGGGGTATGTGTAAAAACATGATGCGTGAAAAAAGTGATTTTAATAAAGTTAAAATGAACTATAGCATTGTAGCTCCTCGTATGTACAATGGTCGTATTGAAAGTTTAGTTGGTAGAATTACTGGGTTTGCTGATATGATACAGCTAACACATTTAAAATTACAGCAAGTTATGGCTAAGATGGTACCAGACGGTGTTTATCTTGATGCTGATGGACTTGCTGAAATAGATTTAGGTAACGGTACTAATTATAATCCACAAGAAGCGCTTAATATGTTCTTCCAAACTGGTAGTGTTATAGGTAGAAGCTTTACTTCTGAAGGAGATATGAATCCTGGTAAAGTACCAATACAAGAAATAAACTCTAGCAGCAAAGGAGGTAAGTTGCAGTCGTTAATACAAACTTACAACTATTACGTACAAATGATCCGTGACGTAACAGGTCTTAACGAAGCTAGAGACGGTAGCATGCCAGATACAAACGCTTTAGTAGGAGTTCAAAAGCTAGCGGCGGCAAACTCAAATACAGCCACAAGACATATACTTAACTCTGGATTATTTTTAACAGCAGAAATAGCTGAAAAATTATCTCTTAGAATATCTGATATATTAGAATATTCTCCAACAAAAGAAGCTTTTATACAAGCTATTGGCGCTCATAACGTCGCAACGTTAAAAGAAATGTCGGAGTTGTACTTATACGACTTTGGTATATTTATTGATCTAGCACCAGACGAAGAAGAAAAAGGTATGCTAGAAAATAATATACAAATGGCGTTGCAGCAAAAAAATATTGATCTTGAAGATGCTATAGATTTACGAGAAATTAAAAGCGTAAGGTTAGCTAATCAGCTTTTAAAAATACGTAGAAAAAGAAAGATGGCTTCTGAAAGACAAGCTCAGCAGCAAAATATTCAAGCTCAAACTCAAGCTAACGCTCAAGCGGCTCAACAAGCCGCACAAATAGATGCTCAGAAAGAACAAGCTAAAGCTCAAGCGTTAATACAAGTTGAACAAGCAAAAGCGCAGTTTGAAAACCAAAGGCTAATGCAAGAGATGGAGGCTAAAAAACAACTCATGGAACTAGAGTTTAACTATAACATGCAGTTAAAAGGCACTGAAACTGAAAATCTCAAATCGCGTGAAAAGCAAAAAGAAGATAGAAAGGACGAAAGAACTAAAATACAAGCAACTCAACAAAGTGAACTTATTGACCAAAGAAAATCAGGTAGACCTGCTAAAAACTTTGAGTCAGCAGGTAATGATACTATGGGAGAAGGGTTTAGTTTAGAAGCTTTTGGACCTAAATAACAATTTATATTTTATATTATGGAAAACAATAATCAAACAGATCTTGAAGAGGTAATCAACGAGGTCGAAAACACAGCTCCTGAAGTAGAGGAGGTTACTCAAGAAACTACATCTGAGGTGGACGTAGATAAATTTGAAAGCAAAAATGACGACACCGTCATTAAAGTAGATTTAAGTAAACCTGCGCAAGAAGTAGAAGAAACAGAAACAGAAACAGTAAATGAAGATCAAGCAGATCTCGAAGAAGTTGTTGAAGAAAGTACAAAAGAAGAAGTCGTTGATACAGAGGTACCAGCCCTTGAGGAAATTACCGATGAGGAAACTGTTACAGAAGAACAAGTAGCAGAAGCTCTTGACGAAAATGAAACTTCAGGAAAAGAAATACCAGAGAATATTCAGAAGTTATTAAACTTCATGGAAGAAACAGGTGGAGATTTAGAAGATTACGTTAAGCTAAACAGAGACACTGCAGATATAGGCGATCAAGAAGCTTTACGTGAATACTATAAAAGAACAAAACCTCATCTAGCTTCTGATGAAATTGATTTTTTAATTGAAGATCGATTTTCTTTTGACGAAGAATATGATGACGAAAAAGATATTAAAAGAAAAAAATTAGCACTCAAAGAGCAAGTTGCCGAGGCTAAGACCTACTTAGACGGGCAAAAGTCTAAATATTATGAAGAAATCAAAGCTGGTAGCAAGCTCACACCTGAGCAGCAAAAAGCTATGGATTTTTTCAACAGATACAATAAAGAAACAGAGCAAGTTCAACGCGTAAGCAAAAAGCAGAAAGAGGTTTTTGATCAAAACACTGCAAGACTGTTCAACGATAAGTTCAAAGGTTTTGAATATAACGTCGGAGAAAAAGTTTACAGGTTTAATGTCAAAGATGCTAATTCAGTTAAAGATACACAAAGCGACATAAACAATTTCGTTAAAAAGTTTTTAGACGAAAATAATACTATGAAAGACGCTAAAGGTTATCACAAAGGACTGTACACTGCTATGAACGCTGACGCGATCGCTCAACATTTTTACGAACAAGGTAAAGCCGACGCTATCAAAGAAAACGTTAAAAGATCCAAGAATATTGATATGGATCCAAGAGGTTCTCATAATGAAACAGAGGTTGGCGGTATTAAAGTTCGTGCGTTAGGTGATGATTCTGCTTCTTTTAAATTTAAAATTAAAAAATAAAAATTAAGAAAAAATGGCAATTTCAAATCCAGGTGGAAATTTGAACAGCGTACCAGCTTCACAGAAGCAAACGCTTGATTCAAACTACATCGATTTTACGAGCGCTGACACGAAAGGTTGGGCTCAACAATACCTTCCAGATCTTATGGAGGCTGAAGCAGAAGTTTTCGGTCCACGTACTATCTCAGGTTTCCTAGCACAAGTTGGTGCTGAAGAATCAATGACAGCTGACCAAGTTATCTGGTCTGAGCAGTCTCGTTTACACATCTCTGTGTTAGGTACTTTAAATACAGGAACTTCTGTATTCACTGTAACTTCTGACATTGATGGTAATTCAGGCTCTGCTCCAGATTACGTAGACGCAAATCACGGTGTTCGTATGAACGATATCGTACTTGTTGCTGTAGCTGGTAAAGTAATTAGAGCTCACGTAACAAAAGTTGATGGTGTAGCTATTACAGCTCAACCATATAGCGTTGAGAACTTTGATGACGATACAGCTGTTGCTACAGGTAGTGCTACTGCTGCTACATTACTTGTTATCGGTTCTGAGTTTAAGAAGGGTGTAACTGGTCAAGGTTCTTACGGATCTGGCACTGGCTCTCCTAGAACAGTAAAGCCAACTCACAAGTCATTTACTAACAAGCCAATTATTATGAAGGACGTTTACGAGATCTCTGGATCTGACGCTTCTCAAATTGGTTGGGTAGAGATTTCAGGTGAAGCTGGTCAGTCAGGTTACTTATGGTACCTAAAAGCTGAAGGTGAAACTCGTTCACGCTTTACTGATTACTTAGAGATGACTATGATGGAAGCTGAGAAAACAGCAGCTACGTCACACATCGTGGATGCTGGAGGTACTAACGATACAGATTACGCTGCGTTAGGAACTATTTCAGGTACTGAAGGTTTATTCGCTGCTATTAAAGATCGTGGTAATGTAACTACTGGTGTAACCGGTGTTAACGCTGCTACTGATCTAGCTGAGTTCGATGCTATTCTTGCTGAGTTTGATTCACAAGGTGCTATTGAAGAAAATATGTTATTCCTTAACCGTGCTACATCTTTAGCATTTGATGACATGCTTGCTTCAATGAATTCTTACGGTGCTGGCGGTACTTCTTACGGAGTATTTGATAACTCTGAAGATATGGCTCTAAACCTAGGTTTCTCTGGTTTCCGTCGCGGATCTTACGACTTCTACAAGTCTGACTTCCGTTACTTAAACGATAAAGCAACTCGTGGTTCTATTAATGACAGAGCTACTAGCGATGCTGTTCGTGGGGTTATTATCCCTGCTGGTGTATCTACTGTATATGACCAAGCTTTAGGTCGTAACCTTAAGCGTCCATTCTTACACGTACGTTTCAGAGCTTCTGCTACTGACAACCGTCGTATGAAGACTTGGACTACTGGTTCAGTAGGTGCTGTTACTTCTGATCTTGATGCTATGCAGATTCACTATCTGTCTGAGCGTTGTTTAGTTGTACAAGGCGCGAACAACTTCATGTTGATGAAGTAAACTATATTTGACGAAACTACCTCACCTTCGGGTGGGGTAGTTTTATATTAACTTTTATTATATTATATTATGGCAAAAAAGAAAACACAAGAGGTTGTAGAAGAACCTCAAATAGAAACTGTAGTTGCTGAAGCTCCAGCTCCAAAGCCAGAGCCTAAAAAAGCTGCGGTAAAACAAGAACCAAAAAAACCTAAATGGGAAATTAAAGATAGAATTTACTGGCTCAACGGTATGAAGCCTTTAAGTTATACTTTAAAATCTTCAGGAGTTTATTGGTTTGATGAAGAAAAAGGTTACGAAAGAGAGCTTAAATACTGTGAAAATCAAAGAACATCTTTTGTTGATGAAATGCAAGGTGATCAAAGGTTAGCTCATATTATATTTAGAGGCGGTTATCTTCACGTACCAAAAGAAAAAACAGTTCTTCAAAAAATGTTGTCTTTATACCACCCTCATAAAGACGTAGTATATCGCGAGTACAAGCCGGAAGCTCTTGCTTCAAATGAAGTAGCAAGTATTGAAATGGAAATTGAGGCTTTAAACGCTGCTCAGTCACTTGATATTGATATGGCAGAAGCTGTATTAAGAGTAGAAGTTGGCTCTAGAGTGTCAGACATGAGTTCTAAGGAGCTTAAACGAGATTTATTAGTATATGCTAAAAGAAATCCTGAGTTGTTCTTAGAACTTGTTAATGATGAAAACGTTGTACTAAGAAACTTTGGTATTAAAGCAACGGAATTAGGGATATTAAAGCTATCTAACGATCAGCGTCACTTTTTGTGGGCTAACAACGATAGAAAACTTATGACAATTCCTTTTGATGAACACCCTTACTCGGCCCTTGCCGCTTGGTTCAAGACTGATGAAGGTATGGATGTTTATTCCAATATAGAAAAACGATTAAATTAATAATCACTTAGTTGGGCGGCCACCCTTCGGGGTGGTCACTAACTATAAATAACGAATTATGGCAGTAAGTGTAGATAGAGTATATCAAACAGTTTTAGCATTAGCTAACAAGGAACAAAGAGGTTATATTACTCCACAGGAGTACAACTTATTCGCCAACCAGGCTCAAAACGAAATATTTGAGCAATATTTTTATGACCTCAATCAATTTTTAAGGGCACCAGTAGGTAATAAAACAGCTTCTTCAGATCTACGTGATATTGTTGAAGAAAAAATATCTATGTTCAGGGTAGTTAATCAACAGTCGGCAAACATCAATACAAACGTGTATAGATTAGAGGCGGTAAGATATAGAGAGACTGCAACTGGAAATTTTTATACAGCCGAAGAAGTTAGTAAAAAAGAATATGACACGCTTCATATGTCAAAACTTATGTCACCACCTGTAAACCGCCCTGTGTTTTATAGATCAAGTAATCACATTTACGGATCACCTGATTATGTTTCTAATTACGATAGCACACGTATAGATTACATAAGAAAACCAATTTCGCCTAACTGGACATATATTGTCGTAGATTCAAAAGCGTTATGGAATCCATCTGCAAGCGACATGCGTAACTTTGAGTTACACTCGTCTGAAGAAAAAAATCTTGTAACAAAAATACTACAATACGCTGGGGTGTCTATAAAAGATTTTAATCTATCACAAGTTGCCGGTCAAAAAGAGGTATCAACTATTCAACAAGAAAAAGCATAATTAAATGGGTTTATTAAACGGAACTACGCACAAAGAATATTATCAAGGTAACGACTTTGGTAATTATCAATTTGTATCATTAGACGATGTGATAAATCAGTTCCAAATGATATATGTTGGAGAAGACAAGGTTATACCAAAAGCAAAAAGAGTAGATATAGCGTTTCATGCCCAACGAGCTTTAGCTGAGTTGTCGTTCGACACTTTTAAATCTTTAAAATCACAGCAGATAGAAGTGCCACCAAGTCTTGTAATGGTGTTACCTCACGACTATGTAAACTACACAAAAATATCTAGAGTTGACCGCGTGGGTATTAAGCACCCGTTGTATTCTACTAGACATACGTCTAACCCTTTTCAAATTAAGCAGCTTAGTACTGGAG